GAAACGTTGTAACTGCTTCTGATAGGAGCGTTCTAGTTGTAACCTTACTTGAGTCATTATTCTTTAGCTCTTGAGGATGCGTCTCCGTCATTCCTAGCGTGAGCTGATGGGGGTCTTGTTATCTTCCCGCCCCCGGATTGGGCAGAGGCTCGAATAGCTGAGGATTCCTTCAGCATATTAATCTCATCCTCTAGCCGTTGCTTCTCTGCCCCCTCGGCATCTGTCATCTGGTCAATGAATTCAATGCCACCAGTAGTGGCAATGTAATATCTATCGCCTCCTGGAATAGGTCCGCCCAAACGAGCCATTTTCCGCACTTCATTGATAGATAACACTCCCCTATCGAGATACCCGGTGTAAATAAGCATCTCTGCCTGATTATCCCGAATGTCAAGCGGAATAAACTGCAACTTAACTTCTGACACACCTAACCCCAATTGGAACATCAGATTTAACTGTCGTGCCCACTGCGCCTGGAGAGGTGTAACAATACGGTCCTTGTAAATCTCTGCTTGTGATAGTCCCTTACCGGAGCCTAGCTCGGAGTTCTCAGAAATCCCGATAATCGCAGGAGATACGCGGTGAGCCGTCATAATGTTGGCGGCGTTGTTCTTCCGGGTATTTTGGAAACTTCCTTCTTTCTCGTCCGCATCCAGCTTCTCAAAGGTAATTGAGGCCTCCCCTTTAATAGAGGGGAGTGGGATAAGGAGCGTCTTGTGTGCCTGCCCCTTAACTGAACTGCGAAAATACTCCCTAATTTGGTTGATGGCTTCTCCACCCATCTTTGCCCCGTTAACAATGACCGCATAGCGGGGCACGGTGTTATGCTCGAAGAATTGCAGCATATAATCACGGATATTAACATTACCAATCACGTCCCCAATAGCTGGAACGATGTCAGATTTACCGTAATAAATAGAGCCGTTGTGATGTTTCGGTATCCACAATACCTCATTGGCGGATTGGTTGAAAGAGCTGGAGGCTTTTCCATCCTTGCGATTAATCATTGCCCAATCACCTTGACGGGGGTCATCTCCTGGCTCCATGGGCGTGCCATCCTTTTTGACTACTTTATCCCCGAAGTTCTGGTAATAAATGAATTTCCCGCCCTCTTGGATTTCCACAAAACCCTTAAATCCCTCTAGTACACGGATTCTACTAGCTGGGATATGGGCAATCTTTTTAATTGTCTTATCCTTACCGCGAATTACCTCAATCGCCGCCCATCCAATGCTCTCGTGGTCCATGCAAGCTCGCGTAAGCACTCCAACAAAGCCCATCCGCTCGTTACAAGTGTCTATGAAGTTCTCAATCATAGTAACTTCGTTATCCACTGCCTCTTGGGATACACTTGGCGGAGAACCCTTCTCAGGCTTTTCCCCATAAGGAATAATGGGTAGACTAGGTTTAATCACGTATCCTCGCTGAACAGAGTCGCTGACCTTAGATTCCACACAACTAAAGTGGGTGGGGTCAACATCAAAGATACTTTGCATAAACTCCGGCGAATACGGGGGCGGCACCGCATTATACATATCAATGCCGCAAGCATAAAGCTCCTTCTCGGATTGAGTGGAGCCTTGTACGGTTTTAGATACGGCTCTTACCCCACGGATACCGTCACCTTCAGATGTTTTGAGTTTCTCCCACCGCTCATCGGACGGGGATTTCTCCATCATCTCAAGGAGCAATTCATCTGAAGTACGAACTTGGTCATCGTCCCCCACCACAAAGACCGTATCAATCAAAGGCTCGTCAGGTTCATCGGGCGTGGCTACACCCTCCATAGACTTTGCTACCTCCGCGTCGATTGCCTGCGAGAGTGGGTGGTCAGCGGCCAGTGCTTCTACATTTTGTTCGCTCATTATCGTCTCCTCGATTATAATCACGGAGTATCCTGCTCCGCTTAATGGCTTCTAGCCGGGCTCTATGCTCCGGTAAAAGATGAAAGTCGTCTCCAAAAGCCCCCTCGGGCTCTAGCCCCTCTGGGTTCATGCCGTACATATCTTCTGAATATGGGCAGGCATCTGTGGGGTGAAATAAAAGTTCTAGTCTACTCATTTACTCTCCTGTGCAATCAATTTCACTCATAAAACCCCTCGTAAGACTCGTCATATTCATCTTCGTCCTCGAAATCCTCGTCAAACTCATCGTCGAAGTCTTCGTGAACTTCTTCCGGCAATTCCTCTAGGGTAGCTACCTTAGCAATAGCTTCTTGTAAGTCAATGTCCCCTCCTTCTCCCCTTGCCGCACGTGTGATGTTGAAGGTGTCGAGAATTGCCTGCTCAAAGTTACTGGTCGTCTGCACAGGACCGGGGAGGTCGCTCGCGGCACGAAAACGATGGACCAAGGCCGTTAATTTACTAAGATAGATAGGAGATTCCGGCAAGTCTGTTTGGGGCTCGCCGTCAATTAGCCGGATAAGATTACTAACTACATCCTTCATCGGAACTAGTCTAACAATCTTATTACTGCGTGGTGTGTATTCTGGGTCATCCAGTACATATTCGCAAATGTCTCGCACTACTCCGTGTACATCGCCCCCGTAAAGCGGGGGAATAGCCATAGTCACGATAGGACAGTCTAGCTTATCTACTGTTTCTGGCATTACCCCCAGACAAACAGCTACATCCATATCCGGTAGGGGTATAGTAGATTCGTCAAAATCGTCAATAACGATTGCTTCGTCACCCCTGTCAAAGAGGGCTTGAATTGCCGCAGTCTCTACACAACCATTACTTAGAAAAAGAATATTCATTTAGCTCTCCTCAATTAAGGCGGTCAGCGTCTCTAAGGCCTCCTCACCTGATTTAAACACATAGTCAAATTCACAGGGGCTGAATGGTATATCATCCCTGCCGCGAGTGTCTCTGGACTCGCAATCGAGTAATACTGATACTACTTCTAAGTCTTCTCCAAATACGTCTAAGCAACTAGTGCGGAGAACCGTCATCCCAATATCATCTAAAATAACTGACTTTCCGTCCCCCACCTCTGAATAAGGTACTCCGTACCAATTACCAAACACATAAGAGCAAGCTACCAACTCGCCTCTACCGGAGGCTGCCATGAAATCATCCGAATTTGCGTATTCGTAATCTGTTTCCCTGTCACGGGGCTCCCTAGTGGTAGTAGTGGTAATCCTCTCCAAGGGGAGCTGATTAGCGAGCCAGGTCTTCCCAACACCAGAATTCCCACAAATAATCAATAACATTTGTTTACTCCTTAGCTGGCACTTTGTAGAGTTTGTTGTTGTACATGTAGGCTCCGTTTTTAACTAGTATCTGCCGCACTTCTTCCATATCGCCGCAGGTCTGCACCACTGTCCATCCCTGCTGCCAATCTGGATACCGCATATACTCTGGGTCCATCGTACAAAGACATCCGTTTTCCCAGCCTTGTTTCGTACCTTTCTTGGATGTGTGCCTTAAAGTAGTCAGTCTATGGGTGTGCCCCATAATTACGCTTGTGCCTAAGCGGAGCCAGTATTCTTTGGGTGTCTGCCCAGAAGCTCGACAATACTCGCCATGAACCAATGTAATGTCGTTACCAATCATATAGGCGTCGTCCTCTAATAAATAAGAGATATTATACTCATCTAGCCCAAGTAGGTCTGGGATATTCAACGACTTCAGCGAGGCTAATTCTCGTGCCTTTGACTTTAAGTGTTTTGTGAGGCGTGCCTCGTGATTGCCTTGTGAATAAATAATCTTGGCTTTCGGTGCGCATTTCCGCAACTTGCCTAACCACGCCTTGGTAGCATCTAGCTCATCTTGTAGAGTCAGCTTGCGACTAGGGTCTTTATCAAATCGTGATAAAGTATAAAAATCACAAATATCTCCCAGCAAATGGACAGTACCAGGCTTTTCCCGCTTAATAAAATTAAAGGCCAGTTGACAGACTTCTTTATCCTCAAATGGGACGTGAACATCTGATAAAATTACATGCAAACTTTTATTAATCTTACTCATCAGAATCCATTCTGTTAAAGCTGTTGGAGGAATAACAGCTTCTTCTTCACTGTCCCATCCTCATTATACACGACTCTTACTCTTGTGATATACTCGGAAGGAATGGCCCGCAATACAGGTTCCTTTTCTTCTCTACTCACGTAGCTAGATAATTGCGACACTAATACTGCAACGAAAATTAAGATGGCCGCCATCCATAGATGATATTTCATTCCTCTTCCTCCTGCCCAGTCAGGTAGTTGTCGAGGAACATCATAGCAATACTTCCAAATGTCTTGCCCGTTTCCTGCCGGTCCGGGCTATTTTGGAAGGTCGCGGTCTCACAGTATTGCTGAAACTGCGGCTTTGTTAGGTTCTCTTGGTTTAGCTTCTCGAAGAGTGCTTTCATCTCCGCCTCCGGCAATACGTGCATTGCAAAGGACTGGTCCTGCAAATACTCTTTAAATGCCCCAAGGAAGCTCTTCAAATCTCCATCCAAACTTTCAATTAATTCACTTGTCATAATTAATACTCCTGTTTTACTCTAGTCAATATAAATATCTGTTACCATCGAATCGCTCATCATCTTTGCCGCAAGCATATCGTATCCGTCTGCGTGTCTTTGGTGGTCCTTACATTTTGACCACTCATATTTCTTGTTTCCTTTGTCGTCCTCCACTACGCCCCGAACTGGACCTGTCATCTCCCTCGTGAATTCACCTTGGAAAATACTGCGGAAGTTTTTAGGGAGGATTGTCTTCTTTGTCTTCAAGTCCGAGAATGAGCGGTCTAGTGTCTCTGTCCGGTCTACTGTAACAATCCGCTCATTAACATCGTACCGCATTCTTCTGTCGGAGCCCTCCCCGCTATACCGGCAAGCCCACACATCACACATCGCCTCGTCCTGGAAGTCCTGTACCAGCTTGGTTTCGGGCATAGAGTCAATAACACATTTCTCTACGTTGTAGCGTTCTATTAGCTCATACAAGGTTTCTAGGCGTTTTACCTTACCTATGTAAACCATCTGCCGCGTACCATCACCGGGTACATATGAAATCTTCACATCTAAGTTGCCTCCAACGTCCACACCCATCGAACATGGGCCGTAGTGCCCGTCCCCCTGTATGTGGGCACAGTCGGGCTTAATTACCAGGTCATAGTCGCCAGTGGCCCGCTCCAAAGTAGATTCTGTTACCTTGTTGCCCTCTGCCGTAAAAGGCAATCCAAGGTAGGAGTTGTAAAAGTGCTGAAGCTCAACTGGGTCACTAAGACCTTTTTGGAAAGCCTGCCACACACTACTGACGGAGTTAAGCTCCGAGCAAAGCTGCGAGATATGAAATCCCTCAATTACACTCTGCTTCTTCGCTACCCACTTACCTGATTGGTCTCCTCGTTGGAGTGTCCCCTCACCGCACTTTGGGCAAACTAGCCTGATGTCTCGCCTAATACCAGGCTCCCACTCCCTGTCACGAAGTCTATACTCAAGTATAGACCCGTCTGCGTCCTTAACAGACTCAACAACAGTAGTGAACCAGTCCAACTCCGAGTATTCGCCGCACTTATCGCAGGGAGTGTGCCAGGCTTGCTGGCTGGACTCTTGAAAAGCCGCATTAATACCACTACCAACATGAGAGGGGTTTCCAAGCCGTCTCTTGAATTTAAACGGACTAGCTTGAAGGCGGTCAACCGCCAACTTCAGGTTATCCGTGTTACATTGGTCTACTTCTTCAACATATAAGCAGTCCGCCGGGTATTCCCGCATATCAGCAACGACGTTACTCCCTACATATTTGATAACACCTTTCCCAAAGGCTTTCATATTAACATTATCAAATGAGCCGTCTTTTGAGAATTGTTTATATTCTCTTACCGCACCAATCGGCCTATCGACACGGTTCTGGACGTAGTTCTTCATCAGATCGTACTTGGGGAGTACGAAGAATATCTGAAGCCCAATTGAAGCAGCAGCGAGGTGGTCGATTACTAGCCATTCACTATTGTGCGTTACTACGTAGCCGTCTGTGAGGTATAAGTGGTCTGGGTGGTCTATTACTATACATTGTGCTTCTTCTATTCCTGCCGCACTAATGGATTTAATTGTCGGCCCGCAAGGAGCTATCTTTAATGTCTCACTTGCCGCAATCTTCTTATAACTCTGGAATAGTGCTTGTGGGGCCTCATAATAAATATCAAGCCTATAATTGCCTGCCTTAGTGAGCGTTGTAGCCCCGCCGAGAGATAGAACTAAATGCTGCACTTGCTTTATCCAGGTCTCGCAACGTGAATATAAGCTGATTTCATCTTTAACTATCCCGCTAGTGTCTAAAATACCTTGGAGAAAGGCCAACCGCTGCCATAGTGCCCCTTCCAAGTAGTCCTCAGGTATCTCGGTATGCACTAAAGCTACTTTATGTGCTGTGTTTACCCCGGCCTGATAAGGGTCAACGGGTAGGTCTCGTTCTGGCTTTTGAATTGGCCTATTTGTGGGCAGGACAAAGGAGTGATCCTTTGTGCTCATACCACAGGAAATCTCGCTAGTCGTCAAGATGCCCTCTGGTCCTAACGTCCCGTCATCATTCTTTCTCCGCACCTGCCATAGGTGGTCGGCACAAGCCTCTACCTCTCTGCCGTCTGATAATACTATCTTGTATATCTGCTTCTTGCCCTGGGGCTGTACCTGCGTAATTGGTGCCTGGCCCCCATCTGGGGTACTCGCCAAGTCGCCTACCTTCAAGTCCCCCATCAACTTCCAACCGCCTGGTGTGTGGACCTTCGAGGTCAATGGCTGGGCTTTGAAACATTGGGTAGAGCCTTGTACTGCTATTTCTGCCGCAACCGAATTGTACAGTGCCTTGATGTGCGGGTAATTTTTAAAATCTAGTGGTTCGCCACGTGTGCTGTGGTGGTACTTAGTAGCAAATTCATACCTCTGCTTACGAAGCTGCAAGAGCTTCTCAGCCTTGACTAGTGAGGACCTTGGTGCCCCAGACAGTGGTAGTAGCGGGTCCGCCATGGCTTAAAGGGTCTCAAGGCCCTTGAATAAATCTTCTACGTCTTTTTTTAGTTCTTCTTCAGTCCGCTCGTTAGCTTTTGCTATTTCCGCAGTCTTGTCTACTTTGTTCTCGTCTACTTTCCTATACAAACCATCTGCCTCAGATGGCATAATACCAACCTGGGCCTGTATCTTTATTTTGGAGTCTCGAACCTTCAGAAGTGTCTGTACCCAGGTATTCTTCTCCTTTGAAGCGTCTGGAGAAGTTTTTGTCTTAAACGTACCTGTTTTAGTGTCAAACTCTGGTTCCTTTCCTGCCGCAGAAATCTCGGCAAGACAAATTGCTTCTAGCTCGTCTAGGAATGCTAGATTATCGGCTACTACCTCTGCCCCGGAATTAGTCTCAAAAGAACTAAGGTATTCCTCGGTGCATTGTTTCAGCCATTTGTAAACAGTGCCTGCATCTACGTCATATAAAGCAGCTATCCAACGTACAGTTTTTCCCTGCAACCGTAGCTGGTAGGCATGGGCCCTCTTTGCGGCAGCCGGTTTATTGCGGAAATCCTTTAGGTCAGAGTTATGTACTGTCTGGCCGCCAGGTAATTCCGTACTTCCTTTGCCAACTACTTCTTCATAGTGCTTTAATAGCTCTGACATATAATCACTTCCTGTGATTAAAGTAATAATAAAAACCGCAGATTTGATAAACTGGCTCTGCGGAGGCCTCGGCAAGTTCCACTACCACTGGTAGGAAATCCTGTTGGGCTTTCACCCTCAAGGTCGATGACGTTCGCCTAGACGTTTATTTGATAATCTTCGCCCCATCTCGTTCGTCGAAGTTCTTCTGTAAGTTAAACCATGCAGTTATTAATAATATAGACAAATATCTATATTTAATTTTTAGTGGGTTG